GGTGATTTTATGATGTATGCTAGGGCTTGGTATTGGATTGAACAGTGTGATTTAACTAACGAAGATTGGAAATATTGTTTATCTAATATCCCTCATAAAAAATTTTTTGATTGTATTGATTTATGTAATTCATATTATGAAATGTGTGAAGAATATGAAAAATGTGCTCATTTAAGAAATATTAAGAATTTTTGTAAAAAACGTGGTATCTAAGTAGGGTGAGCGTATATTGGGTCTTAAATTAAAATAATTAGTTATGATTTTAAAACCTGAAGAAATATTACAAAATTGGGAAACATTGTTAGGGTATATTGAACAATATATCGAGTCTCCTAGAAAAGAAAAATTATTGGATTTCTATAATAAGTTTTCCGAGCGTTTAATGATGATGCCGGCTGCTCATAAGCGCGAATATCACAATGCATTTCCTGGAGGATATTGCGAACATGTTATTAGAGTAATAGAATGTGCATTAGATCAACATAAATTATGGGAAAAGCATGGAGCTGATACTTCTACATATACTGTAGAGGAATTAGTATTTTCTGCTTTAAATCATGACTTAGGTAAGCTAGGGGATGAAGAAAACGAATCATACCTACCACAGACAGACCAATGGAGAAAAGAGAAATTAGGTGAAGATTACATGTTCAATGAAAAATTAGCATTTGCATCTGTTCCTGACAGAGGATTATTTTTACTCCAATCCCATAATATCCAGTATTCATTTAATGAAATGATTACTATCCAGACCCATGATGGTTTATATGATGAAGGAAATAAAAAATATCTCCTATCATTCACACCAGGTCAAAAACCAAGAACATCCCTCCCATTTATTGTTCATCAAGCTGATTTAATGGCTGCTCGTATTGAATTTGAGAGAGAATGGTTAGGAAAATTAAAAGAAGGAAATAGTAAAACAATTAAATCTACCCCAAAAATCCAACCTACTAATACTAAAAAAGACAATATTCGAAATAAGGCTTTGGGGTCTATTAAAAGTGATAATTTAAAAAATTTATTAGATAATTTATAATATGGTTTATATAATATTAATTATAGTACTTTCTATTAGTACTTTAACTTTAGGTTTTACTACCTGGAACCTATTAAAAAAACAAGAAAAATCAGAAGATATATTATCTGGGTATTTAGATTATTTAGATAAACTATCTAGAGTAATAGAAGTTTCTGATATTAAAATTAAAGAATTAGATCAAATGGGTGCTTTTGCTAATGATGATGAAACAGGAGTTATATTTGATGGAATTAAACAAATTCAAGAAATATTAAATGAATTTAATATAAAACAATCCTAACACCATGGCTAAAAAATCCAAAGATAAAAATTATTTTACCCAAGATACTGAAGATGCTATTATATTATATAATAAAACCTCTGATTCTTTTTTAAGGGATAAAATTTATCAAAAACATATTCATTATCCTTTTTTTAAACTTACCCAAAATATAATCCATACATTTAAGTTTTACCATACTGAAGTTGATAATTTAGAACACCTACAACATGAAATTGAAGTATTTCTCTTAGGGAAGCTTCATCTCTATAACCATAAGCAAAACATCCAGGATCGCTTAGTTAGAATAATTACTAAAATATTTCAAGAAGAATATACTGGTAATTTTATTGACTTTGTGGGTGATGTAGATAAAGTAACCCAAAATCAAATAAATGAATTTTTATCTACTTTAACAGTATCTAAAGAATGTAGAGAACAACTCTCTAAACTTACTCCCCCTAAAGCGTATTCATATTTTGGGACTATAGTTAAAAGATGGTGTATTGTATATAATAATAAAGTATATAATTCAAAAACTAATCAAACACAAATTGATGAATTAAATCAAGATCATAATCAATCATACACTTTAGACCCACATAGTCCGGATGATAAATTATTCATTTTTACTGAAAAGTATGTTGATTACCTAAATTCAAATATTGAATTACTATTTAGTAAATCTCAAGATAGAGAAATTGCCGATTCTGTGTTGGAATTATTTAGAAAACGATCCCAAATTGATGTATTTAATAAAAAGGCACTTTACATATACATTCATGAGATGGTTCCTGAAGCTAAAACACCACGTATAACCAAAATAGCTAATTCACTATATGATATCTTTAAAAAGAATTACGTATTTTACTTAGAGAATGATTATATAAAATTTAATTAATTTATATTTATACATAAAACATGGGAAGTTTAGATGCTAATATATTCGGAAAGAAAAAATTCTCCGATATACTTCAAGAGATATATAATAATCAAAAAAAGAAAGAAGAACAAATATCCGCTTTGATAGGTGAATTAAAACCCTTAATCTCAGACATAGGAGACGCTACTTTAATAGTTCCATTAATTAAAGAATACATGGAATTAGGTCTTAAAAATGATGAGCAATTAATAAAAATGGCCACTATCATTCAACGTGCCGTAGGTACCGGTAAAACTGAAGATGAAGGGTTTGGTATGACTGAAGATGAAAAAAAACAATTATTAGCTGAAGTAAAAAATTTTCAACCTAAACCGTAATGAGTTATAGTAAATTTGGATTTTCCCAATTAGTTAAATCCAATTCAAACCCTCTACCAACCCCAACAGCCCATTATAGTGATACTATAATGGCCCAGGTAATCCACACTATAACCTCCGACAACCCAGAACCTATAATAGATATAAATGGAAATAAGTTTACCCAATTGGGAACAATATTGTGTAATTCTATATCAAAAAATACAATAGGTTCTCAATATGTGGCTACACCAAAATCCACCACAACCATCACTATACCTGTTAAGGATGAACTTGTAACTTTATATAAAACATATATTCCTAATAGTAATGGATTTATGTGGTTGTATGATCAACCCCATTCATCTTATGGGAATGCTATAAATAATAATAAAACACCTATAAATAATAATATATCTTCTGTTAAAACTAATATAAAAAATTATAAAAAAACAGAATCAGGAATATTAAATCATTCATTACCATTAACAGAAACAACCCCTACATTTATTGAATCCCCAATTCAACCCTTAACCCAAAATTCTGGAGATATTATCCGATATGGGAGACACGGGCAAAGTTTACGATTTGGAAATAACACAGGAAACCCAATAACTATACTCAGAAATGGACAATCTAAAACAAATGAATCCGGATTTATACCTATCTCCGAAGATGTTAAAAATGATTTAGCATCATTGTATTTAACATCAAACCAATCAATAAAATTTAGTTTAGCTAATGAAGACTTCACTTCATATCCAATACCCCCAATATCTCCATCATCATTCAATTTCCCTCAAGTTATATTGTGGTCGGATCGGGTGGTTTTGAACGCGAAATCTGATAGTGTTTTAATAAGCGCAGTCAAGTCTGTGGGTTTATCATCTAACGAGAGTATTAATGCGGATTCCCCCTCATTTAATATTCATAGTAATGATATAAAAATAGGACCAAATCCAACATCTGCTACCGAACCCGCACTGCTTGGAGATACCACAATAATGTTATTAAATCAACTCTGCCTTTCAGTTAAAGCAATAGCTACCCTATTAGAAACCTCCCAAATATTTCCCGGAGGAACCCCAGTTCCTGATGCTGCTGGGAATATAATTGGAAGTAATGCCTCATCTGTAGTTCAGGGTATAATAAATAATTTAGACAAATCAAAATCCAAATACATTAAATTAAAATGATATCAGGAATAGTCATAGATTCATTAACTAATAAACCATTAAAAGGAGTAAAATTATCTTCATTTAATGGTGATATCCCAGTAACTTCAACAACTGATAGTAAAGGTAAATTTATTATTGATATTCCCTCATTCCCAAATAATATAACTATATCCTATATTAATTATTCTACTAAGGAAATTAAACCATTTAAGGGAGATGGTGATATTAAAACAGATTTAGGTGTACAACAATTAAGCCCATTAAAACAGGATATATCTCAAGATATACTCACATCATCCCAAATGGATTCATCTCAAGTAGATTCATTATTGAAATCTAAAAAAGATGCTAATTATTATTCACAAAAACGGTTAAGTGATACTGTTAAAGATATAAAATCACAATTAATTCCTATAGCTATAGGAATGATAGCTGAATTTGGAATATCAAATGTTAATAATTTAATTAC